TATCAGAGCGTGGTATTTATTCTCACTATCTTGTGATACCGTACCCGACCATGCATCTGTTAGTGTCCATGGTCCAAAGAACGCCGCTGACTCCATGTCGTAGACCAAACACGTCCAGCTCGTAGCCGATATGGGTAAGAACCAGTGATACCTTTTGTCAGAGTACAACGCCCACATCTGGTCTACCCGAGCCATGTTAACCTGATCTATAACAGACTGCACTGCCGCCGATATTGGCTGGAACCGTAAAGAACCACTTAAGATATTGGGTTCGTAGTCTAGTTTAGCCAGGGCAAGGCCTCGCCCTGCGATATTAGCTACAAACATTACACTGTTCTCTACCACCTGTGCTGTACCTGCCGCTGCACATCCAATACCATCTATGATTTTGGTTACTACGGGTTCTGCTATACCTAAAGAACTGTTCCAACTTAATGACATTTGGTGAACGCTATTACCCTTAAACACTATTAGTTTACCTTCTTTTTGTGACAACGCCGTTACACCAAACCTGTCTTTAGAGTTAGGGTCTATATCATAATACCCCCCGCCTTTTGATGCACTGAAATCATCAACGTACTGGCCAACACCAGACCACTGAAACCGAGACGTGCTTTCATCAAGATTGGCAACAACCGTTTTACCCTCCCATGAAATTATGTGCTTGGCTTTCGGACCCGATGTTGAGTTACTTGTTTGGGGGAATAAGAGAAGTGATGTTGTTTCTATGGTTCCATCATCTATCCAGCTAGTTGAACTACTCTCAACGGATGTAATAAAAGACTCCCCACCGGTCTCACGCCCGAAGATGTTATACCCCGTTAGTGCTCCACTGGCGGCTGATGGTGCTGTCCAGTTAAGGGTGATGAAGTTGGTAGCTGTTGGTAGCTCTTGAACATTCGCGATCTGAACAGCTGTAGTTGCTAGAGTCTCGCCAACTCGACCTTTAGCAGAGACCCTATAACTGTGGGTAAATATCCCCGACGTACCACTAGATTTTGTTACCAGTAAGTTAGTGGGTGAAGCAATACCAGCGTAGGTAATAAGGTTAGTACCATCATACTTAACATAAGGGCTTATTCCATCAACCACAAACATATTCCCGCCTAGTTGTGCCGATTGGTGACGCACTCCGCTAGCAAACGATGCACCCGTTATCTGGGCATAACTAGTCCCTGATTTTTTGACCAATATTCCCCTGTCAGTAATAGCAAGTAGTTCTGCTGTACTTGTCGTATGGTTGTAGTAGTCCGTTAGGTGACGAACTTTATTTGTGTAATCAGCGTCAAAGTATTTACCTGTACCTGGTCGTGCCTGTAAAATCCCCTCTCCTACACGTCTAAGATTGGTTAACTCCCTCGCCTCATCATCTGCCAACTCACTATCAAGCAATAAAGTATTTAACCCTTTCTTTTGTGAATCATAACCTACAACCTTATCTTGAGGCCATCTAACCTGTCTTGATTGGCGTTGTCTTAGTGTAGCCATTAGTTTTAATCATCGCCTAGTCTAAATCCTTTATATTCCGACTGCGTTCGTATTGTTTTGTTTTTCTGCAAATCCGACGTATTCTCATCACCAACCATGCGAGCCAGTAACAGATCAGCCTGATCCTTAAACTCGGTATAGTCCGCATCCTGTCGTGCTAGTTTAGCGTAATGGGTAACACGCATCACTAGAAATTCAGGTGTGGGGATAGGCGATGTGCTCGTAAGTGTCGAGAGTGCTGTCGCTTTTGAATGATAAGGAACCGCAATTGAGGCGGGTGATGTGAGGGCTTGCGTTGTCATATAAATACCTACATCCTGGTTTCCACCCCACGTTACATAATCGCCTGACGTGATAGTTGCTTCCCGTGGGTCTCTCTCCTCCACCTTGGCGCTATTAATCGTTATGAAACCCGCAAACCGCTTGAAATCATCAGGTAAAGCAACAGATGTACCAGAGACCGCCATCGTAGTATGAAATGTCTTGATTAGTACCTGCGGCTCGTAGGCGGTACACCACTCCTGATTAGCAGTCTCAAGGAAGTCCGACCATTGGAGTAACAAATCCCCCGTAGGAACCTCCGAGGTGTTGTTTACGTGTGAGCTAACCCTTTGTAGTATTGTTGACTTGTTCATGCTATAAAAAAACCGCCCCTGTAGAGCGGCCATAAAGTTCTTTCATTAACCTGTTTCTATTATACCCTATCGAGATAAGGCAGTTCCGGCCACTGCCCCAGTGTCATCAACTCCCGTTTCCTTTCGTCGTATAGGCTTCTTCCTGATTTACCCAACTTGAATAAGACATGTTTCTCGTTCCATGCGTTCTCGCCACCAAAATCCTCCCTACCGTGTCGTAATGTGTAGCTCTCATTCGTTTGGTCAAGAAAAAACTTGATGCCCATGTCGTTTAGCCGCTCACAGAACTGTAACTGATCGCCTCCGACGCCTAGAAAGTCTAATTGCTCGTCAAAACCGCCCACATTTTTAGCCATCCATAGAGGAAATGCACAAAAATTGAATTCCGCATCATTCCACTGGCTCTCATAAAAGCTACCGTACTTGTTGGTCTTGCGTGGGTCGCTCCATATCTTAACCTCTGGTTTGCCATACTCACCTAAACGGGCGTACTGATCTCCTACTCCTGATACAACACTATCAAACTCCGTTACGTTGGCTACAAACTTAGCTAAAGCGTCTTTATCAGCCCACACAAAGTCCTGCCAACTCACCACAATGTCCCCGCTACAAGCCTTAAAAAGGGCATTGTAGGCACGATTTAGACCCCAAAATCCACCCTCAAAATCGTCCTTAATCCACGTATCGCAACCCTTATACTCGAAAGGACTGCATACAATCCACGTAAAATCACGAAACGTCTGTTTATCTAGCGCGTCTTTGACAATATCAAGCCCTTTTTCCCTAATCGTCGGACAAATTACTGACACCTTAGACACTTAGCCCCCACTTCTGCATGAATCGCTCTTTATTCTTAGTTATGTACTCCTGTTCTTTGCCAATTGCCTTTATGGTAGTACCACCCTCGTGTTTAACGACCACAGAAGGTATACATTCACACATAATCCCCGCATCATCTAACCTACGCTTGTAGTCTACGTCTTCCATGTACCCGCCCTCAAAAACCTCATCATATAGCCCAACTTTGTCGATGACTGAGCGTGGGATACATACAAAAGAGCCGTGGAAATCCTGGGTTAGTTCGTTTATACGTGGGGAGGTTACGTGATCGCTTACTAATTCGGTCAAATCGCCTGCTTCAACCACCAAGTCGTTGTTTACAATACAAATATGGTCGCCTTTAGCTAGATTGATACCCATATTTACCGCCCTAGCGTATCCAATCCCCTGATTTACTACTAATATTAGCTCATCGTGGCCTTTTAGGCTGTCAACGCACCGTTTTAGCGTCTCGTCAATAGCTTTATCGTAAGGAAAATGGGGTATAACTACGCTAATCATAGGGTACAAACCTTTCTTTTATCTCTTTGGGTAGAGTGATCTCGCGAAGAGTAGGCCATACGGTTGGTACGGTTGGATGTACGTTGGTACTCTCTAGCCTACAAGGTAGAAATGTATTCTCATACCATCCCTCGATCACCTCAGAAGCGTGCGAGAAGTTGCCTAACTTACGTTTAATAAATGCCGGGTCTTTTGCGTAACTAAAATGGTAGATACCGCCCACATCTTCTGGTATGAGCACCTTAAACCCCGACGTTTCACGTCTGCGCTCCGTTACCCTATCTGTCCTAATGGCTACTAACCCGTCCTGTCTCGTACCGTATAGCTTGTTAGTAGCCCACGTAGGTTGTCTGAATAGGTTAATGAACTCTTTGGTGAACGCCTCACACTGTGCGCCACTCTCTACCGTCTCTTGAATGAACTGCATCGCCCCCTCTAAAGACTTATGTTCCCACCACTCGTCAGCATCAACTATAAGCGCCCACTTAATACCTTTGGTCCGCAAGTAGTCTATCGCCGCATTACGCATAACCACCTGATCGTGTGAGTCTACGTGTAGGATAGTTGCGCCCTTAGACCTAGCGATCTCCTCACTCTTACCACCGTCATATTCATTTCCCATATAACTAGCAGTACCAAACACAACCACAACTAACGGCTTCTCGCGCATGAGGGTATAAGCCCCAAATAGAGACTCATCGTCGTTGTGTGGTGAGAGGAACAGTTTTAACATACGCTTTCTATCGCCTCCCTTAGTTTATCAGCATAATATCGTTCACTAAACACAGGGCAGTTGAGATAGTATCGGTTTAACGGGTTGTCATCCTCAATCTCTACAGGAATCCCACACGCCCTAGCTTCTAGAATAACCCTACCGCCTCCACCCTCTACACTCGCTGGCATATATACGAGTTTACTAGCGTTGTACCATTCAGCTAGATTGCACGGTTGCATCATGGGGATATAACCAACACCACCAATAGCTAGTCTGTGGATAATCTCCATACTCTCATCCTCATTATTGTGCTGATACTCACCTATGACTAATTTAACAGCCCCACCTAATCCGGTCATACGCTCCCATCGTTTCCAGTACGCTAACGCACCAACGCCGAGCACATCTATCGTTTTAGTTGGTTTTGGCATCTTTCTAAATATCCTGGTATTAACCCCAAACGCATGGATAGCGTTCTGGTGTTTAATCTGTTTACCTAACGAACCAACCTCATAACAAACAGCATCATAGAAGCTGTAGTCCTCCTGCATCTCACTAGAACCACCATAGCAAAGAATACATGGTGTGTCTTGGTAATTCTCTCTTACCCATTTATCGGCAGGTGAGTCTAGCGCACCCCACGCAATAACAACGTCATAGTGCTTGTCTGGTTTGGATACGTCATGGAATAGGTTTATATGAGTCTGTGGATATTCAAATGAGAGAATTGAAAGAGCCTAGTGCAACCCGTCTTTCCAGTATTCACTGTTACGGTTGTAGTACGCGAAGAGTATGTCTATGTTTGATTTAACCATTTTTTACCTACACTCATCCACGTTTCTTTCTTTGCCTCAATTTGACCATCAGTAGCTAAAGTAGTCAACGTATCATGGTTACTTAATAACTCTATCACCTTGTCAGCCATAGCGTCTTGTGTTTTTTCACTCCTTGGATCACCAGATACGCGTACGCCGTAAGCCTTCTCTTTTAACGCGGCGTAATCACTCGTAACAGGTACGCATTGAACCAACGCACTTTCCCTCACGCTTATACAATCAATCTCCTCAAAGTCAGTGGGGTAGTAGTGAATCCTTGCACTCGCCTTAGCTTTCAATAACTCCTTATGACCTACCCGTCCGTGGTGGGTAATACCATCCTGTTTCATTAGCTCGTCAATCTGTGTCTTCCACGCCATGCGCTCAGGGTTGTTCTTCCACGCAACGTCAAACAGATTCCACCCATAATACACATCAAGCGTTGCGTCGGGTATGGCGGTCTTGATCTTGTTCCATTGGTGAAGTACGTAATGTAACCCCCTATCATAACTAGAAGCCCAGATTATCTTGTTGCCTATTTTCTCTATCTTCTTCGGTTCTAACTTAGGATCAACGCCATTGGTAACAATAACAAACTTATCGTCAGGAATATCGGGTAATAGGTTGCGATGATACTGGCTCTTTACGAAGATAGCATCTATAGCTTTTAACCTATCTTTTGTAAACTCATTCTGGTTAGGTACATCGTGTAGATCAATAAATAGCTTGCGACACTTAATACCATAGTCTGCTAACTGCGGGGTTCTCCATGAAATCAGCACGTCAAACGTATCTCGTGGGTTGAACTTGTAGTGGTTGAGATATTGCACACCCTCATACACACCCTCATTGCCTCCGTGATTGCCATACACCGTCACGGTATAACCTAGACTTCTCCATGTTTTAGCTAATTGCACTACGGCAGTCTCACTACCACCAAGCCCTGTTTTGAGACTCTTAGGTGACCATTCCTCAAAACTCATCCCCGTATAATAAACAATTGACTTGGATGGCCATATCGTAGGTTGACCATACTTCTGACGTAACTCAGATGCGTAAGCGTTATCCTCTATCGACTTGGGTAGCACATTCAGCATTGCTTGTATTTTTTCAGCCTCACCACTCTCATCAAGCTCCTCTATCACACGAGCCAACCCTTTAGTTACGTCTGTGAGCTGTTTAATGCGGGTTACAACCGCTAATCTCTCGTGGTAGTCTTTCCTATTAGGTATACGATTTACTAACTCCCTAGCGGTCTCTACAGCCTCGTCAATCTTCTGTTTACCCATCGCTATGTTAAATATCGTCTCGTAGTACCGCATCTCGTCATTTATGGGCGTTTGGACTATCGAAGTATTGGGTTGAGGCGTATTTACAAACAACCGAGCGAAATGTGTAGCTTTATCCCATTCTTGCCTAAAAGTGTAGGTGTATGCGAGCGTTATGTACCACGTAGGAATCAATGGAGCCTCTTTAACAGATATTAGCAGGTGGTCGATGGCTTCTGCCATTTTGCCCTTCGCAATAAGCGTGAGAGCCATATAATGGTGTGCCTCCGCCCTTTCTTCATCCCACCCACTATGTTTAAGATAGTCCGTAAACAGTTCGTATGCCCTATCAGCCTGATCTACGTCAAATAGGTTACGCGCTAGGTAGAATTCGGTACGTGGATCATGATTGTCACCCTCATCCTTATACATTTGTTCTAATATCTCAAGGTTACGAACCAATGCACCCTCTTTAGCACTCTCAGGTGGGTAGTGATTGACTACAATGTCTTTGAAATAGCCATTCTCTACCTCACGTTTAGGTACAAGCGTCTCATGGAGGTGTCCTTTCCACTCATAGTAGCCATTCTTAACGATTCTCTCCCGTGGATGTTTGATTCTAACGTCACCATCAACCCCTATCTCATAGTTATAGTCAAAATATATACC